ATCTCGTAGGGGCGGGCGCCAAGCGGATCTGGGTTGAGGATGGCCTTGATCACGAAGGGGCCGATCAGCCAGACGTTGGCCTCGTACTCCTTGTAGCGATCGAGCTTCTTTCCCTTGTAGCCCCAGTCCATCAGCATCTTGCCGCTGACGCTGCCCCAGAACTCCACGGCCTCGATGACGTCCTTGGTGTACAGGCGAGCGTGCGGCTTGCCTTCAAGGCGGTCGCGCTCCTGGTCGCCCATCAGCCATTGGCGGAATCCGGTGTCGCCAAAGCGCTCAAGCACTTGGTCGATGTCATCGTTGCTGTAGCCGGGCGTGCCCTTCATGGATTCGAGAGCTGCGCGAGTGAGGCGGTGGCGCTCGATCATGTAGCCGTCGTGAACCGTGGAGCTGTTCGGGCTTGGGAAGATGTCGTGCGGCGAGACGCGCTCAACCTTGCGCACGTAGTCGGTCAGAACGACGGGGCGGAAGCCAGGACCCCACTTCATCTGCTTCTTGCGGCGGATGACCGGACCCTTGAGGATGGCTGTGGGGTAGGTGACGAAGTCGTCCACGAACTCGCGGAAGGCGTGATCGAAGCCACCAGCGTTGAGCTGGTCCTCGATCTTGTTCTCCATGCGGAAGGCCTTCTGCTTGGACTCCTCCCGCATCTTCTCCATGATCTCGTCTTGGACCTGCTCCATGCGGATGCGGAAGGCCTCCGGGTGTACGGCGCCGCCAGCCTGCACGAAGGCCTGCATCTCCATGCGCACCAGGTCGACGATGCCAGCACTGATCTCGGGCGGCAGCTCAGGCTCCTTGGCGGACGACAGCTCGAAAGCGCGGCGGCCTCCGGAGATCATCACGTCAACGATCCAGTTGGCAGCGCCCCTGGCCTTCACGTCCGTCAGTCGCATGTAGATGTCCGAGCCACCGGTCCGGGCAATCTCCATGGCCTTGTCCGGGTCGTACACGCCGCGTCGCTGGCGTTCGCAGGCCAGCAGACGTTCGGTGATCTCGGTCTTGGCGAACTTGGCTCGGCTCCATGCGTCGTTGACGTGAGCTGCCAGCTCGGTGCCGATCGTGTCGATCAGCTTGTTCTTCTCGTCGACGATCACGTCGACTTCTACCGGCGGCTGTTGCGCCGACATTGCGAGTCCCATTTTCATGTCCAGCCCCTATTGGATGCCGCAACGATGGTTCGCGCCCTCACTGGCCTGAACCCCTTGCGCACCCTCATGCACAAATACTGAAGAGCGTCGTGAGGATGAGAGAACTGATCCTTCACGGGGCGGTCCCTGTATCGTGCCGAGCCAGCCACTTTCATGCGCTCGTACCGGTAGCGACCATTCATTCCTTTACGAAGCGTCGTGCATCTCGGGTCCAGCAGTAAGCCTGGACCTCCGTCGATCATCCGCGTCAGGAAGTACGCCACCGATTCTCGCCGGGGTATCCAGTCGTTGGTATCGGCAGGCTCGGTGGGGATGCCAAGTTCGGCCAGCTCGCCAAAGCAGGTCCTGGTGTCTGTCTGAACGCGGATGGCGCCAGCAGGGTCGCCGTCCGAATACTTGGTGAAGCCGCCGTACTTGGTCGTGAGGATTGGCCGCACGACGTCGGATGCGAACTCGCGGATACCCATGTCCTCGGAGATGATCTCTTCGAGGATTCGCAGTTGGCCGTTGGGCATCTGCTGCCCGATGATGCAAGCCGGGGTGAGTCCGAAGTCCCAGCCCAGGATGATGGGCAGGCCGCGCACCGGCTCAAGCTCCTTGTCGCTGACGTGGACGCGGTCGTTCCACTCAGGGAAGACCGGCTTGCCGTCGGAGGTCGTGCCGTAGTTGCCCAGCAGGAAGACGTTGATCCAGGTGTCCTGTTTGCCGCCGAGCTGCTGGAGGTAGTAGCCGTGGCCGTTGGGCAGGTTGTCGACGTTCTCGGCGTCTGGGTTGGGCAGGTACTGCTGGGTGTCGTGGTCGAAGTACAGGCCGCCAGGCTGGCGGAAGAACTGCCAACCCTTGGGCGTGTCGACCTCGGCGATCTGGTAGTACCAGTGGTCGTCGTCCGGCGGGTTGGTGTCCATGATGACGCCGCACCAAGACGGGCCACCCTTGAGCTTGGAGGGGAAGCGGCCGACACGCTGGGTACACATGTCGAAGACGGCCTTGGGCACTTCGGACGCTTCGTTGATCCAGGCGCCAGTGAGTTCAAGCGAGCGCAGCTTGCCGGTGTCGAGTTCGGAGTCGAGCGCCAGGAAGATGACTTCCAGCTCCATCGAGGTTCCGTCCCCGATGTCGTCGATCTTCATGAAGCTGGTGATGGGCGTGTCCCAACGGATGGGCGCCACGTTTTGCGGGAACCATGTCTGCCACGTCTTGATCGTGGTGGACTTCAGCTCTGGGTACGTGTTACGGATAACTGCCCATCGGGACCGACGCACACCGTCAAAGTAGGGTCTTTGGGCAAGAGCACGCATGACGATTTCAGAGCAGCAGGCAGACGACTTGCCGCTACCAACAGGCCCCATGAGACCACGAACGAAGTTTGAGGCGTGATGAAAGTCGGAAGCGACAGGTCCAGGCGGGTAGTAGGTGACCGCCTCGTCGACACGCTCTGCCGCCTCGCTCATTCAGCCTTTGGCTTGACGCCAGTGTTCAGGTTGAACGTGATGCCTTGCGTGTTGTGCTCGATCTTGATGTCGGACAGGTCGGGCAGGGACTTGTCCAAGAGGATCTTGATGGCCGTGAGTCGGGTGGAGGACAGGTCCTTCTTGCCGACGGCGCAATCGGTGAGCACGTTGATCAGGGCGGAGGCCTGGATCTTTTTTCGGACGTCGTCCTGATGGGTCTTGCGCAGTCTCGCTGCCATATCAACCTCTGTGGCTTTGTTGGTGGCTTTGCGAGAATTGTGGCTGGTGGTCTGGCGGAAGGTGCTGGGATCGAACCAGCGCACCGGTTGCCCGGTGACCTCGGGTTAGCAACCCGGCGCCTTGCCTCTCGGCCAACCTTCCGTGTTGATGGCGGAGCTTGAAGGAATCGAACCCTCACCCATCCCTGAGTGGCCGGGGGTTCAAGCCCCGTTTGTGCCCTGCACGCCAAGCTCCGAATCTGGTGCCCTCGGTAGGAGTTGAACCCACGACCTTCCGCTTACAAGGCGGCTGCTCTGCCAACTGAGCTACAAGGGCTTGGCACCCCGCGATGGACTCGAACCACCATCTTCGGTTTTGGAGACCGACGTCCTGCCATTGGACGAGCGAGATACAACTGGCTGCCAGGGCTGGGATCGAACCAGCGACCAAGTGGTTAACAGCCACCTGCACTACCGCTGTGCTACCTGGCAAAAATCTTCAGGGGGTTTTGAGGTGGTGGGGGTGGTAGGAATCGAACCTACTCACTCTGAGAGAACGGGTTTACAGTCCGCTGCGCCTCACCATCTGCGCCGCACCCCCAAGGCGGGGGATCAATACGACCAGGATGTCGTATTGGGCGTCGAACTTGAATTGGTCTGGGTGGCAGGACTCGAACCTGCGACCTCGTGTGCCCGAGACACGCGCTCTCCCACCTGAGCTACACCCAGAGTGGTTGGTCGTGGTTGGACAACTGCTTGCATGGCCGAGATTGTAAGCTGGTGTTCTGATGCCCGTCTAAGTAGAAACACTTAGGGGTAGCGACCCGTGACGTGGGTCAGTCGGCGCGGTCACCTGGCGAAAGGATCGTCCACGGAGACAACCAAGCCCGCGCTGCGGCAGTTACAACCCCACAAACCGCTGGGGTCATGGCTTCACTCTCACGAAGCAAATCCAGTGTGCCTGGTGCTTTCACATTTGAAAACGGAAAGACTTGGCACAGTCCTTGCAATATAGACTATCTATAGAACTACGGATAACCGTACTACGGATAACCGTCTACGGTTAACCGTACTACGGATAACCGTTGGATACCTTCGGTCTTCTTACGACACACTCCTAAGAGTGTGTCTACAAGAACTACAGAAAACACTACGGTTAACCGTCTACGGATAACCGTCTACGGATAACCATCCGTCGGTATCCGTAGTCGTCTCTCCGTTGGAGAGACTCCTACGGAGTCTGGCCAAGCCGAACGTGCTCGGCAGCCCCAGCAAAGGCCGTCAGGAGCTGCTTGGCCAGCTTGAGCAGGTCATCCGCACCCCCGAACTGCCGCAGATCCAGCTCAGCCTCGAAGGCGTGCGGCTCTCCGTAGACCAAAACCCGGCCGTGAACCTTCACCAGCCAGGGTGCAAAGACCAAATCCGACTGTTCGTCGACCAAAACCTCCCTGAGAGGCTCGAACTGCCTCAGGAAAGCCTGCACTTCGTGCGCCTTGAGCATGGTTTTCTCCGTGTGGTTTGAAAAATTCATCCTAACCGGGGTTCCTTTAGGCCCCCTACAAGCGATTTTTCTGGTCCACACGGGGGTAGGCCTACCCCTACCCAGAAAAACGCAGCCAAGGGCCTGTCTAGCGGCTCCTTGAGGGTCTGTCGATTGAGGTTGTGATCCACCGGTTGTCAAAAGGTGGACTCGGACGAGTGATCCTATACGTGCTGGAGTCCTCATACCCCCGGCATACCTCGCTGCCGGTCCATACCGGGGTACCTCCCCTCCCTCTCTACGGTTCTGCCCGTCAATCCGCCGTTCTGCCTTCGATTTCAACGGGTTGGCTACTAACTGTGGTCTAAATGTGTAGTCGTCTACCTCTCTTTAGGAGAGAGGTAGCCACCTACACGGTGGTTGGTCTGCTGGAAATCCACTCCTGCGTGGGTTCTTCCTCATGTCCCATATAACCCAATCTCATAACCCCTTGATTCTTCAAACCTTTCCTCCACAAACCTATGCCCAAACCAACCTACCTGGAGTACCTCCAGTACTGCCAAAACCGTGGTCTCCGTGCCATGCCCGAACCCACGTTCAAAGCCATCTGTAAAGCTGGCTACAACCCCTTCACAACCTCTTGGAGCTGATCATGCCTCGTATCCCTCAATTCATCCTCGACATTGCTCTTGCCTGTGCCATTGGCATCGGTCTGGCTTGGTGGCTGGTCGAGTGGGCGTCGATGCCCTGGTAAGCCCCGAAATCTGTCTGGCTCTCCTTTGGAGAGAGCCAGCCAGCTTTCTCTTGTTTGTTTTTTGAACTTCAACCCTGTCTTGAAAGGACGCACCATGTTTTTCACCACCAAGTCTTTGAACGCCAACGCTCCCACTCCGAAGCAAGTCGAGTGGTTCACTCGCAAGGGTCTACCGGTTCCGGCTACGCGTGCCGAGGCCAGCACGACCATCGCTGCCGAGATCGCCAAGCAGGAGACGGCACCGGCTCCCGAGAACATCGGCAAGGCTGCCTACATGATGGGCGTTGGCCTGGGCTGGACGGGCAAGGAACTGCCCGGCGCTGGCATCCGTGAGGCGATGACCCAGGTCAAGGTTCTGGAGCAGGTTCAGGCCATCCAGCGAGCCATGCTGGACGACTCCAAGACCCAGGACGACGTGGACAACGCCGTCAAGATGCTCATGGCTGTATGCCTGGAGCGCTTGGCCAAGCCGATGCCTGTCGAGCGTCGCGTGGTGGGCCAGCAGCCGACTGCGCACGCTGAACCGGCACCGTTCTGATGAGCCGAGGGGGTGGGTTCGCCCACCCTCTCTGCCCGTTTTAAGGGAGCAACTCCCGATTCGATATTTACGCAAGAGGCAACCATGACCGACACCACTGACAACAGAAGCCTGGCATTGAGGATGTCTGACTTCATCGGCACGACCAAGTACATGTACCACCCGCTGTATGCGTGGATGAAGTACACCGACGGCGTCAAGTTCTTCTGCGAGAACGCTGGCAACGGCGCCTACTGGTTCTTGGACATCATCGGTACAGAGCTGAGGAAGCACGCCAAGGACAAGCCGGTGTTTCTCAGCATCGTGCTGATCGTGTACGCGGACGGCCAGGCATTCATCGCAGTCAAGAACGGCGAGAAGAGCGTCTGGTCGAAAGGGATTGAATCAACCGACTGCCCAGCCGGTCGCTACGACTTCTACCTCCAGAACAACGTCTTCTTCCTCAAGTCGGAGTACTGACGTGGGGCGCATGAAAAAGCTCTGGCAAGACGAAGTAGACCAGTACGGCCTAAAGCCTTGGCTCGTCAAGATTCTGAGCCGTCAGGCCTGCAACGATGCGCTTGACCGCATCCGCACGGCCGAGTGCCTGATCGGCGACTTCATCAGCGAGGGCTACATCACCGATCTGTACGCCGCCAGATCAATCCTGCAAGACGCAATCAACCTACTGGAGGGACCACATGACACCGGCTCAAGGGCAAGCAGCCAAACCACTCACGCAGGCCGAGAAGGCAGCCAAGACCACCGAGCGCATGAAGACCGAGACCATTCATGCCCAGGCAATGCAGCTTGAGTACATGCGCCTGCGTCTGATCTCGCTCGAAGACGAGGTCAAGCAACTGAGCAAAGACAAGCGCAGCCTTGAGCTGAAGTTGGCCTCTTCGCAACGCATCATCAACCAGATTGGAGGCCACAACGGTGAGCATCTGCATGCACGAAGCGGTAGTTGAGTGGGTCCATGAGGTTGGACGAGAACAGCGGGACAGGGCCTGGCTCTTGTCTCCGTTCGACTCCTGGCACTCAAATCCCTTCTACACAGGTGATCCGCAACCTCATCCTGAGACCGGTCACCTGACAACGGTCTGGCTTGGCGACATCGACAGCTTCGACGACATCCCATATTGACCGCTCCCATTTCGATTTTTACAGGAGAACACATCATGAACCTTCACATCTCACCCGAGGACATGGCCAAGATCCAAGAGCACCTCAAAGAAGAGATGAGCTGCAAGCCAGCCAACCCCATTGCCAAGGCGCTCGAATCTGCTGATGCAATCCGCGAAAATCTGGTCGCCGTCAAAGGAGAGAAGTACGCCCTGCTGGTCGAGATCGGCGTGCTGATCCACAAGCGCACCAAACTCATGGCGTTCGTTACGTCGGTGATGTCCGATGTGATCGAAGAGTTCGGCGATGAGCAGCGCATGGCCATCGGGCAAGTTGACGCCTCACTGAGCGCCAAGACGCTCAACTACGCGGCAATCATCTATGGCGGCGAAGACTTTAAAGCAGCCGACGCACAAGAGCTGACGGGCTGGATCGACAAGATCATTGACGCCGAAGACTCAGGCGTGAGTGGGCTTGCCAATGAACTGTTTGGAAAGGAAGACGAATGAAGACAAAAGCATTGCGCATCGTGCGCCATCTGTTCAACTCGCCGGACATACCGCGTGAGCACAACCGCTCGTACCAGCGCCAGTGGGTACGGCAAATCAGAATCCTTGGAGACAAGTGGCCGCTGGCCAAGACGATCAAGCTTGAAAGGACTGACCGTGCTTCCGTATGACTACCAGCGCTGCCAGCCAGAGCTTGCCGACGAGCAATGTCAAGGCTGCGCAAGATACGCTGATCACCATGAACAGACTTGGGGTCCTCGCACCCCATTCATCTTCGTCATCGGGCCGCATGACGAACGATGTGCGTACATCCAGGCAGACAGAAAGGAACGTGGATGAATGAAGAAGACAGGCTGATGTTTGTCCTGTCTGCATTTGTAGTGAGCATGCTCATCCTCATGCTCTTGTCAGATTGCAGTAATGGCTGGTCACCGCGTTAACCGAGCCAAAGTATTGGCAGCACTACCGGGCAGCAACGCCGAAGTCAGAGCAAAGACTGGGCTTGGCTTGGCCACCGTCCACCGATGGCTTGAAGACTTGCTTGCCCGCCAAGAGATTCATCTCCATCACAAGGAGGTGAGTCCACACGGAGGACCGCTGATCTCGGTCTTTCACCCTGGGCCTGCGCCAGCAGGCTTCAAGCCAAAGCTGCCGAGGCTTCCTACTGACCGCCAGCGTAGCGCTGCATACCGAAAACGTTTACGCCAGACCGGAGACTGGGAAGACGTCAAGGCAAAACGCAGGGCTGAATATCACGCAAACAAGAAGCCGAAGCGCGATGCGCTGACGGCTGCATTCTTTGGGGCATACGCATGAACAAACAGACAGAGGCGCTGAAGCTGGCGCTGGAGGCGTTGAAGGG